GACAAGAACGTGGATGAGGGTGATCGAATCAACCTCAATGATCTTCGTGGCTCAGGTTCTCTTGCTCAAATTGCGGATAATGTCTTTGCCCTAGAGCGCAACGCCCAGCACCCAGACCCAGCAACCGCCAATACAACCAATGTACGAGTCCTTAAGAATCGTAAGGGTGGTCGTAGAGGCATTGCTACGGCTCTGTTCTACAATGACCAGACATCCAAGCTTATGGATGTACCATTCGTAATTACCCCAGAAGGAGAGGTGCTTTATCGCTATGACCAAATTAGTGTTTGACATTGAGGCCAATGGTCTTAATGAAGTAGTTTCTGGTAAAAAGGATACATACCTACCAGAAGCCACTAAGGTTTGGTGTATGTCCATTAAGGATATTGAGACTGGAGAATCCCTGTTGTTTGAACAGGATAATCTAGATGCTGGTATCCAGATTCTTCGTGACGCAGAACTTATCATTGGTCATAATATCTATGCCTTTGATATCCCACTCATTGAAAGACTATATGGACCACTAAACAAGCAACCATACACCGAAGTACTGGATACACTAATACTCAGTCGTATGATATATGGTGACAATCCACCTACACCTGATCAATCTCATTCCCTAATGGCATGGGGTGAGTATCTTGGAGAAAGTAAGATAGATTATCAAGGTGGTTGGGACTATTATACAGAAGAGATGGGTAAGTATTGTTTACAAGATTCAGTTGTAACTGCTAAGATATGGGATCATTTTGCCAAGCAAAACTACATGGTTCAGTACAGCCGTGCTGTCAGAATGGAACATGTCGTAGCAGATATGATCAAGCGTCAAGTCGAAGCTGGTTTTGGGTTTGATGTGGATAAAGCAGAAGCCTTGGAAATGGAGTTGCTAATTGAAAAGTCACAAATCGAAGATGAAATGCGACGAATCTTCCCAGACAAGATCATTGTTAGACATTCTGAGAAAACAGGAAAGCGACTCAAAGACAAGATTGAAGTATTCAATCCAGGTTCTCGACAACAAATTGCCGAACGACTCAAGGAAAAGTATGGATGGGAACCAAACACCACCGATAAGGGAAACCCCAAGGTGGACCATGAAGTTCTATCTAACCTAGACTACCCCGAAACAAAGACACTATGCAAGTACTTCGATCTCATCAAACTGATGGGTCAGGTATCTGATTGGGTAGGTCGTGCCAAGAAATCAAGAGATGGTCGTATTCACGGCTATATCAATACTCTCGGTGCTGTAACTGGGCGTATGTCCAGTAAGGAACCAAACATTCAACAGGTTCACTCTGATCCAAGAGCACGAGCTTTGTTTGTTCCAAAACAAAACTGGGTTCTTGTTGGTTCAGATCTCAAGGGTCTAGAGCTAAGAATGCTTGCCCATTATCTACATCCATATGACGGAGGTTCATATGCTAAGGAAGTTTGTGAAGGCGATATCCACACTCACAACCAGAAGGCCATGGAGTTGGATTCAAGAAATACCGCCAAGACCGCAATCTATTGCTTCTTATACGGCGGTGGTGATGAAAAGTTTGGGAAAACTATAGGTTGTTCTACCCACAAAGCAAAGCAAACTAAGAATAAACTACTTAGTAATATTCCTGGACTTAAGAAATTGATTGAGAATTGTCGGTTTGATACCTTAGACAAGGGCTATGTCAAACCATTCAATTGGCGTCCTGTCTTTGTTCGCAAGGAACATGCCGCACTCAATACCCTACTTCAATCATCTGGTGCCCACATTGCCAAAGCATGGGCTTGTGTAGCCGATCAACGGTTACGAATGGAGATTGGTCAAGATAAGTTTAATTGGGTTGCCTCTGTACATGACGAACTACAAGTAGAATGTCATCCAGATGTAGCACATAAAGTTGGTAATATCCTTTGTGAATCTGCAACAACTGCTGGTGATTTTCTACGGTGTAGTTGTAAGATTGAAGCAGAATATAAGATTGGTTTTAATTGGTCGGAAACCCATTAAATGACTATTAGAGAATTAATATTAATTGGTATTTTTATGTTCTGTGGTTATGGTATTATTGTTATGTTCAATTCTATTCTTGGAAACAAAGATGAGTGACGCAGTATACTTTATGAACCAAGTAAACGAGTTTATAGCAAGTAATCCAGATCATCCTATTGTAATCGAATACAATCGTGGAGAGATTGGATTGGGTTATATTATTAGAAACTGGAAGGAGATCTGCAATGCGGATTATTCAAATAAGCGGGAAGGGCCGAGTGGGTAAAACCACTCTGGCCCATTTAATTGCACGGCATTCTTTTAATAAAGGATATATACCTGTTATTTTACCGTTTGCTCAAGCGATTAAAGTAGCTGCAGAGCAAGAAGGAATAACAAAAGAAGCTGACTCATCTAAATATAGAAAGTTTTGCCAAACTTTAGGAGCAACACGAAGAGCTGAAGATCCAGACTATTGGGTTGTAAAGACCTTTGAAGTTATTCAAGAGTATATGGTTAAAGAAATAGATAATAAAAAGCAAGGTAAAACAAACTTTGAATATGTTATTATTCAAGATGATGTTAGATATATGAATGAACTAGCTTTTGGTAGAGATTTAGTAGCTACTCAAATCTTTTTAGAAGCTGGAGAAAGAACTTTAGAAGAAGCTAATGCTGAGTGGAGGCATCACGAAAGTGAAACGCTTGCTAATAGTATTGAATCTTCTTTACAACAACCAAACAATGAATATGAAGAATTGTTTGACTTTATATTAACAAATGATGGATCACTACAAGATTTAGAACATGCTACTAAGGATAGTTTAGAACTGTGGTTAAATCTTGGTTACTTAGAATTAGAGGATATAGATGACACTGCCGACTGAAGTTATTCTTGATGGGGATATCATTGCTTATCGTGCTGCTTTCTGGGCGGATGCGGAAGGAATAGATGAACTACCAAGTCGTATAGAACAAGACGTTAAGAACTGGACACCGCCTAATACTGATAAAGTATATATCGCTATGTCTTGTCCTCGTAGTCACAACTTTCGTAGAATGTTTTGGCCAGAGTATAAGAAACATCGGGATGATTTTAAGTCACCCGATTCAATGGATTATGCTTTAGAGTGTATTTACAATACACAAAATACTACAGTAAGGTGTGTCAATAACCTAGAAGCAGATGACCTAATTGGTATGCTTGTCTCTGAAGGTCGTGCTATTGGGGTAACGGTTGATAAGGATCTACGTCAGATTCCTGGATGGCACTGGAATCCCGATAAAGAATCAGAACCAGTAAAGGTAGAAGAAGACGTGGCTAATCGTTATTTCTACCAGCAATGGATGACTGGAGATACTACCGATAATATTTGGGGTTTATGGAAAGTTGGTCCTGCTCGGGCTAGTAAATTCCTGGATTCAACCCTTAAAGAGACATGGGATCAGAAGATCCTAGATATGTATGAGTCTGAAGATTGGGCTAAAAGACCAGAGGAAAAGCGTCCTTTAGACTTTTATCGTAAAGACTTTGCGTTGGCACAGGCACGTTGTGTACGGATTCTTCGTCATGGTGATTATGACAAAGAAACCCATACCATTAACCTATGGTGTCCAAATAACCACGGAGTTAGAAACATTTTAGATCTTAGTAAGGGAGTAATTAATGAGCAAGATATTTGAAGATTTTGTAGCAGTAGATAAGTATTGTAGATGGATTCCAGAGCAAAACCGTAGAGAAACATGGGATGAAGCAGTAGATAGATACTTTGATTATCTCATTGCTAGGCTGGATTTACCCAAGAAACTTCCTCTAGAAGAGATGAAGGAACTTGGAAATATTAGACAAATGATGAAGGATCGCCAAGTCTTTGGTTCCATGAGAGCCCTTATGACTGCTGGTCCAGCACTTGATAAAGATGATGTGGCAGCTTACAACTGTTGTTACATTGCTATTAAGTCTACTAAGGATTTATCTAATATTCTCTATACCTTAGCCTGTGGAACTGGTGTTGGTTTCTCTGTAGAAAAGAAGAATATCCAACAACTACCCACTGTTAGTGATACAATTACAAAAGTAGATAGTTCTATTATTGTAGAGGATTCTAGAGAAGGCTGGGCAAATGCTTATAAAGAGTTTGTAAATCAACTCTATAGTGGTAATCACCTTACTGTTGATACTAGTCTTATTAGGCCAGCAGGAACTAGACTAAAGACCTTTGGTGGTAGAGCATCAGGTCCAGAACCATTTATTCGTTTAATTAAATTCACAGCAAACATATTCTATGGAGCCTGTGGACGTAAACTTAAACCAATTGAAGTACATGATTTAGTATGTCAGATTGCAGATTCAATAATCTCAGGTGGTGTACGGCGTTCTGCTTTAATTAGTTTATCAGATTTATCCGATTATGAAATGGCCCATGCAAAGAGTGGACCTTGGTGGGAAAAGGAAGGCCATAGAGCTTTAGCCAATAACTCTGCTGTGTATGAATCAAAACCCGATATGGGTTCATTCATGCATGAGTGGAGTTCTTTATATAACTCTCGCTCGGGTGAAAGGGGTATTTGTAACCGTGAAGCTATGCAAAACATTGCTAAGGAAGCAGGAAGAAATCCAGATTTTGAGTTTGGAACTAACCCCTGTTCTGAGATTATTCTCAGACCAAGCCAGTTCTGTAACCTTTCTACTATTGCTGTTAGACCAGAAGATCAACCACCACATCTAATTGACAAGATTAGAATGGCAACAATCCTAGGAACTCTCCAATCAGCTCTCACTAACTTTACATATTTTAATGATAACTCTAAAGAGTTTCAAGAAAATTGTGAAGAAGAAAGACTGTTGGGTGTTTCAATGACTGGTATATTTGACAACAATCTAACAAATGGTGGTCATGGTCCAGAAGAATTACAAAAGCTTTTAAGATCTCTTAAGTTTGTTGCTCGTAAGGTTAATGAAAAGTGGGCTGAATATCTTGGTATTAATCCCTCTAAGTCTATTACTTGCATTAAACCAGAAGGAACTACAAGTTGCGTTGCTGGTACTGCATCTGGTTTACATCCACGTTACAGTAAATTCTATATCCGTAGAATTAGAATGGATAAGAACTCACCAATGGCTCGTTTTATGATTGATTCTAATATTCCATATGAAGCTTGTGTTATGAAACCAGAACAAACACTGGTATTTTCATTTCCAATTAAAGCAGATTTTGGAATTACTGAACAACAAATAAATGCCATAGGTCATTTAAATCTTTGGTTAGCTTATCAAATGTGGTACTGTGACCATAAGCCAAGCATTACAGTTAATTATTTAGATAATGATTTCCTGCATATTGGTGGTTGGTTGTGGACTCACTGGCCAGCTGTTTCTGGTATTTCTTTCTTACCAAAGGATAACCATGTATATCAACAAGCACCATTTGAAGCTATTACTGAAGAACAATATAACAAATTAAATGAGGTGATGCCAACCTTTGTTGATTTTAGTCTTCTTTCAGAATATGAAAAAGAAGATACAACTACAGGCACTCGCACTCTTGCGTGTACAGCAAACGGCTGTGAGTTAACTTAAGGAGTTACCATGTCTCAAATGTTTATTGAATCTGAGTATGATATGGATCAGGCGTTAGCCGAGACTATTAAATTAGTTAAGCTTACCAATGCCTCTCTAGATCTTGGGTTTAATAATATGGCAATGGTAGATATCTTCCTAACAAACTTACATAACGAGTTAGTTCAAAATAAAATTAGTCCAGATGATAAGAAATTTCATCTTAATATAATGGTAAAAAAATCAAATGAACAAACTTAATCTACTCATTGAGCGTTGGAAGGCGGGGTCCATCAAGGACCCCGACCTTTCACTTGCGCTTAAAGCATTACATGATGTTAAAATTGAAAGGTTAAAGAATGAAAGAATCTCTACGGATAAGTCAGGAATTGATCCAGTATCTGGAGAAAACAATTCAACTAGTCCCAAGCGACCTAAAACTAAAGGACTATGAAAGAGGCTTTAAAGCTGGTCAACTAGAGATTATTCTTAAAATTAAAAGTCTTTACGAGCAGCAAGAAAAGAGAAACTAATGCCAAACTTTTTACTATTAAGCGATTGTGATGTTTTTCCTTTACCAGAATATAAACGATTTGGTGGTAAGGGTGGTGGTGGTGGAATGTCTGAAGCTCAAATAGAAGCTCAAATGCGACGACAAGAAGAAATGATGAATCGTCAAATGGAAGCTCAACAACAATTTCAAAGAGAAGCAGAAGAAAGACTTCGGGCAGAAAGAGAAAGACAACGTGAAGAAGAATATGCTAGAAGACAACAAGAACTAGTAAGGCAAAGAGAAACTAGAATTAACCAAGAACGACAAGAATCAGCATTATTCCAGGAAATGACTGGTCAATCTTCTGAAGAAGGCAGCGATTTTGGTGGTGGATTTAACCTAGCAATGCCAACAATTGAACGACCTGGGTACGAAGGCGAAGATCGTCCAGTATAAGGAGATACAATGAATTCCGAGAAAACAATTAAAGAACGATGGGCAATATTAGATGCTAAACGTGATACTAAATTAAACAAAGCAAGAGCTTGCTCTGCTTTAACCGTTCCTACTCTATTACCCTATCAATCTTTAACTGGAGAAGATAACCTATTTCAGACTTATTCTTCAGTTCAATCTCGGGGTGTAACTTCTTTAGCTTCAAAGATCCTTAGTGTTCTTATTCCTTTAAATGATACTCCATTTTTTTCTTTTGGATTAAAAAATGGTAGAGAACCTAGTTCAGAAATTTCAGAGTATCTTCACAAACTTTCATTTCAAGTTTATAAAAAACTAATATCCCATAATCTCAGAGAAATTTCCTATCTTGCTATGCAACATTTAATTGTTGTTGGCGATGTTCTTGTTGTAATGGAAAATGATTTTTCTTTTAGGGTAATTAGACTAGACCAGTTTGTTGTTCGTCGTGATGTAAACGGAGATGTTAAAGAATTTATTTACTTAGAATTTATATCTCCAAGTAACGCCGAACCAGCAACAGCTTATGACTTTTTATCTGGTGAAAATAATCAAACAGGTTATAAAACAGTTTACATTAGAGTTTTTAAATCAGAAGAAAATGATACATGGCAAGTAGAAAAAGAACTAGAAGGAAACCTTATTGATAAAGGTGAATATACAGTATTACCTTTTATTATTTTAAGATGGGCTAGTATTTCTGGTGAAGACTATGGAAGAAGTCATGTTGAAGATATCTATTCAGATATTAGAACACTAGAGTCTTACAGTCGTGCAATGATTCAGGGTATGGCAGCGGGTTCTACTTTCTTTATGGGAGTAGATCCAAGTGGAATTACCGAAATAGATGATCTTGCTGGCGCTGTTAATGGTCAGTGGGTAGGAGCAAGAAAACAAGATGTGTTTGTTATTTCTCCCAGTGAAACAATTAACCCACAACTACAAGCGTGTTCAGCTGCTGTAGATAACATGCGTAAAGAAGTTGGTCAAGGATTTTTACTACAAGCTGCTGCTATGCCAAGTGGAGATAGAGTTACTGCTACTGCTGTTAGAGCAATCGGTAATGAACTAGAAACAATTCTTGGTGGGACTTTCTCTGCTATTGCTAGAGACTTTATGGTTCCACTAATTAGACGTACTATTTATTTAATGATTTTAAATAATGAAATTGATCAAAGAATGGCTGAACAATTTGATGAGGAAAACGGTATTCTTAATATCGAAATTCTCACTGGTCTTCAATCCCTTAGCCGTGAATCAGACATCACCAAGTTACTCCAGATGGGTGAGATGGTTCGCAATCTTCCACCAGAGGCCGCTTCATCCTTCAAGTGGGAAGCATATGCTAGAGCCCTGATCACGGCTATGGGTTTTGATGCTAACAACTGGGTTCGCAGTGCTGAAGAAATCAA